CTAAACATGCGACTATTAAACCTGCTCCGTATATTTCTATATCTATAAATTTGAATACTTCTTTTGGTTTCTTTTTCATTATTTTAAATCTAAATTATATTTCATCTTCTCCCCATATTTTAATTCAAACTTTTCAACATGTTTAATCCATGTTTCTAAGAACAGTAGTTGTACCTCTTTCGATGATAATTTCGGCAATTTCTTTTGCTTCATTTGATGTTAATGATATTTTATTAAAATTTATTTTATTTATATTAATTATACACCATAACTTTGGATATTTCACTACTGTGTATAACTTTGCACCCTTTTCATTTTTATAATCAGCAGTTCCTTTGGTTGCAAGTGTCAGTCGGAGTAATCCCTTGTCTGCAATTCTTTGTTTTGGTTCTATCTTTTTTAAATTAAATCTATCAGTCTTTGTTTGTTTAAGTTCAAACTGTTCACCTCCTGTAAACAAATGCTCATGGTCATAAAACCATGTACGAAAAGTCAGTCCAAAGTCTGCCTCTTTTTTTTGGTGTTTAGTTGGTAAATCAGGTAGCATAATTATGTGCGTTAAAACTCTCGTTGTTTTTAATAGATGTGTAAATACGTTTATCCCACTTGCCTCCAATCATGAATATATATTGAGGTGTTACAATGTGTTCTAAATGTCTTTGTCTACCTGTCATCTGTATGTATTCAACGATAGAGTGCATCATGGACACAAACACGATAGCTCCAAACATATAACCATCCCAACCAAAACCCATTTTGCTTTGTACAATGAAGTAACACTCATCAGCTTGTTGTGCTTGTCTTTTAGTTTCATCAGGGTCTTTAGTCCTTCCGTCAAGGACATAGACAGGTTTTTCTTTTTGTAATCTGTCCTTTAGCTCATCTATTTGATATGTATAACTGACAACTAGTATTACCTTTTTATAACCAAGATTTAATATCTCTTCAACCTTTCCTTTCTGTTCATGTTTATGTTCATCAGTCCATATATCCTCTCTATCATATTTATTCTTAATAGTTATTATTCTCTCCTCAGGCAATGGTAAATAATCTACAATGTCATGTAGTGATAGAATGTTGCAGTGCTTATCTCTTATAGGTTCTAGGTTCTCCTTCCAGTTTTTTTTAGAAACCCATATAGGGTACGGAGTGTATGGTTTCTTTTCAAGCTGAAAGAATTTGCTTCTCCACTCTTTCCAATCATAGTAAATACCAATGTAACACAGAAGACTATGTAAGCTCCACGCGTCTTGTCTTATAGGTGTAGCTGTTAATAAAAGCACGTGCATANTAGGTGTAGCTGTTAATAAAAGCACGTGCATATTAGGATATTGCTTAACAAGTTTATACAAGTGTTCAGATAGCTGACTACGTTTTCTTAGAAACAAAGCAGAGCCGAAAAAATGTGCCTCGTCTATAACTATAGCTGTTGGATTTACTATTGTAGTTTTCTTAAACTCCTCCTTTGTTAAAACAGTAGCCTTTGTCTTATAGCCTAGCCAATCCTTCTTGTTTTGTTTCATACATATAATATATGCGTTCTGATTTCTCTCAGGTTTATCAACCCATATAGTAGCAGGTAAAGTCTTTCCTGTTCTCATCTCCCATACAAGCAACGCCCTGTTCGGGTTCTCGTTTATAAACTTCTCTTGATGAGGTAGTGGTGTTAACATAATCAATAACCAAACTGAAATGAATCAGTTAGGCTGTGATTAGACTAATTTAGGAGATTTAAAAGTTAAGTAATTGATTTCCTCAACATCTGCAATTCCTCTTTCAACTTCCTCTATTTTGGCAATCTTTACAGACTCCTCCATAAGTTCCACGTTCTTACTATATTTGTAGGTCTTGCGCGACGCGATAGTAAAACTTCCATAATCGTGCTTCTCACTTGAAACAAGTCTTGAACGCATGTCAGACATGATTTGCTCTTTAACAGATTTCATCTGCTCATCTAATAGTTCAGCTTGTAATTTTAACTCAGCGTATTGTTTGTAGATTTCCATAATTTATAATCTTCTGCGATTTCTCGCGCTACTTTAATAATTTCCTTCTCTATAATATCTAGCTCATATTCTTGCACTTGTCTTTTAAATACCTCAAGTCGTCCTGTTACCTCCATTTTATTTCTATCTGAACTTTTGAGAGTATGACCATCAAACTCTGTAGTGTTGTCTTGAAACCTTGTCTCATGCCAGTGTAGCTCAACTTCAGGGTTGTATCGTCCGTAAGACTTATTAACAATTAAACAGTAATATGGAAATTGTTGATGTTTTCTTACTTTGACAGTATCCCACGGGTCTTTGCCAGTAGCTGACTTGTGAGAGAATTTAAAGTCTATAATCTTCAGAGTATCAGGACAGAGTGAATCAACATATCCTAATAGTTTAACTTCACCTAAGTCGCACTCTATTTTAGTTTCAGAGCCTTTAACATCGGTGTTACTTTCCATAACTTGATGTTGCTCTTTACCAAAGCGAGATTGAATTGTGTCAAAGGTTTCCTCATTAAGATAGTATCTCTTCCTGTAACTTTCTTTACTTGATTTCCAAAGTGCGAATGCAGAATATGATAGATAGTTTCTTGGTAGTTCCATTAGAATGCTGGCTCATCGTAACTAAGCTCTGTATTATCTACAACTTCTGCAGTGTTATTTCCTGTAGCTCTGTCTTCATTATCTAACTCTTTTACAGTCTTTCCTTTATTTTCTGGTAGATTAATTCCAAAGAATGTAAATATCTTTGTATCTGACTTTCCTTTATTAGGTTTAAGCTCTGTAAGTTCCATTGTCATAGGGTCGCCTACACGTAGTCCGTCTGTAGACGCGAGTATGAAGTCAAATCTCTTGATTGCTACGTTAACTAGCACGCCGTCTTTTTGTTCTATTGTTATTCCTCTTTGCTCTGAGAATTGTCCTTCAGAAGGTCTGTAGAATACATCTCTAATGTACCCCTGTACTTTATCGCCTACCTTCTCAAACTTTCCCCAGTTTTTAAATGCTATATCTCTTGGTCTTGATATTGCGTCTTTTTTGTAATTGTCAAAGTTATATGTCATATGTTTTATATTATTTGTTTATTTGTAAGTCCCAGTTTTAAGGCTGGAGTGCGTGACCGATTAACCACTATCAGTCACGCTACCAATCTATAAAAATCTTGTAGGAGAAACTCCTACTCTTTAATTATACTACTGTTTAATTTATTTGCCCAGCGTTTTTTCGCCATTGATTGATAAAATTCTCTTGAACGAGGTTTTCTTTTATGTCCTAGCTTGGCAAGGCTAGACATCGCTTGGCTGATTTCTTTTTTGTTCATATATGTAGTCTATCACATATGCTATACTCACGCAAGTATTCAACAACACCCACGTAAGCATTGTCAATATTGTATTTATATTCGTAAATTTAGTATAATAGCAAGTATTCAACAACACCCACGTAAGCATTGTCAATATTGTATTTATATTCGTAAATTTAGTATAATAACAAGCATGCAATTTAATAAGAACCATATCATAAAATTAACACAAGCATTAACTAGTGATGTGGATTTTTATTTAATTAAAGAATACTTAACAAAAAGAGGAATAACTGAAGAAGTCCAAAAAGAATTTACTCTTTCAGAGTCTTTAAATGGAGATTTTGTTATTCCTGTATATGATGAAAGTGGAGACTTTGTCTTTAACAAATACAGAAGAAGTCCTTTACATGAAAATGGACCAAAGTATTTTTATGATAAAGGAGGTAAGGTAACACTTTATGGATATGATAAAGCCAAACGTTTAAACACTATACTAATAACAGAAGGGGAATTAGACACGCTAGTCGCATGGTCGAACAACATACCAGCAGTCACTTCGACTGGAGGTGCTATGTCCTTTCAGAGCGACTGGAGTGAGTTGTTAAAAGACAAAGAGGTTATCATCTGTTTAGACAATGACAAAGCAGGTGGAGAGGGTATGGTTAAGGTATTGGACATTGTCCGACATGCTAAGGTTGTCTTTATACCAGACATGGCAAATGTAAAGGACATCTCGGACTATGTAAACGCGGGTGGCGACTTGCATGAGTTGCTAAGAACAGCAGTGTCCTTGAACACTATAGAAGATGTAAAGCAAGATAGATGTAAAAGGATAGCGTTGTTTCAGTCAGTGTTCTTTCACGACGCGTATATAAAAAAACATACAAAAGTAAATCCATACAAAGGTGAGCGTAAGACTTTCAGCGATGATAATGTAACCAATGCTAAAGAGTTTCTTATAACAGAACTATTAGACTTTGATTGGCAAGGCAACACTCGATGTATTTTTCATAATGAAAAGAGTGCTAGTCTACACTATTACGAAAAGACTAATACATGTTATTGCTTCGGTGGGTGTGGCAAGTCCTATGACGCAATATCTATTTATAAACAATTACATAATTGCTCTTTTAAAGAAGCCGTAACAGCACTAAAAAAATGAAACTATCTGAAATAAAACAAGAAGTATTAAAATATCAATACATGGACGACACCTCTGTTATAGACGCGTCTATTGCCTCTATAATTGCTAACAGCATGCAACTAGGTAACAGAACATGGTTTCTTATCATAGGTGCGTCTTCAGGAGGTAAGTCGCAACTATTGCGTCCTCTCTCTCTAACTAACCCTCTATATATACACAGAGTGGACGACATAACAGAGAACACGTTTCTATCAGGTATGAAAGCTAAAGATAAAGAAACCTCTCCGTCTCTGTTACATCAAATAGGTACTTCAGGTATAATTGTTATCTCTGACTTAACTGTTATCATGTCAAAGAACTCTGAAAGTAGAAACGCTATACTCTCACAGTTTCGTATGATATATGACGGCGAGATGATAAAGCATGTAGGTAACAATCCAGAACCTGTTAAGTGGAGTGGATATCTAGGTATGCTAGCAGGCTCTACACCCTCAGTCTATGCTCACTTTGAGGAGGTTGCAGACATGGGTGAGAGATTTATATACTATCGTATGAAAGAGTTTGACCAAGAAAAAGCTACGCGACTGGCTCTCAGTAGAACCATATTTGATAAGGAGCTTGATAATAAGCTAGCTGACCTCTATCAAGAATATATAAAAGCAGTAGTTACTGTAAACAAAGAAGACATAGTTATATCAGAAGAGATGAATAACAGAATAATAGAAGTCTCTATGTTTGCCGAGAAGGTAAGAACATCATCATCTAAAAACTGGCGTGGTGATATAAACAGAATACCTGTATCAGCCATGCCCATGCGTGTCGCTCTTCAGCTCTCTGCTATTGCAAAGGGGCTATGTGCGATGAGGCTCTATGAGAAAGGCGTGTGTGAGTTTGAACAGAGTGATTATGAGATTATCGACTGGATAGGTTATTCGCTCTCCAATGAGGAGAATAGGGCAGTCTTGCGTAACCTAGCTATAGTAGGTAATGGTGTATCGATGACTACAAATGACATGTCAAACAGAATAGGATTGAATGAGGATATAACAAGGACAATACTACAAAACCTCTCTGCAGTAGGTATCCTTGAGAACAATGACCCTATGGGTGAGAAAGGCTCTTGGAGCTTTAAGAGTGATAACTATTATAAACTTGTGAGTAGGATAGAACATTTAGTATTGGAGCAGGTGATAGAGATAGACTTCTAGTCAAAAGAGAGGGTCGAGTTTACAGCTCGACTCTTTTGTTTTGGAATGCTAAAAAGGGTTGACTTTACACTCTTGACACGTTATCCTTAGAGGGAGTAGCCTATCCCCCCGTGCGGGGGTCAGCGTATCCACTAAGGACGACCTGTATGTTATAATAATATGTATATGAAATAAGGCTTATTCTGTAATGGTTGTATGAAACTATGTAGCAAATTGCTATCATATTGCTAGCATAATAAAAAACACCCTCTTTATAGGGTGTTACTTACTGCTTTATGTACGATGTATGTTACAGCTAGCGATGTCCAGAAACCTATCCAGCCCCAGTTATATGCACCTATCATGGGTATAAATAGGTATATCATATCTTCAAAGGCTTTCGCCCCCTCTTTATAGTCAGGTCATAACCAGCCTTTCGGAGTATC